GGTCAAACTAAACACTCTTGCTGTCGGGTGCGCTCTGATGTACATTCTCACCCGATGGCTACCCCGCATCGCGGCTCCGTCTTTGCTTAATTGCTTAGTTCGCGCCCCACGATGAGGTTCAGTCGGCCCCTGCGAAGGACACCCCGACACATCCTCTGAAATGGATACCCAAGGACACAAGCGTCACTTGAACCCATTTATTGGAGGATTTTCACCATGGCTGGTGCAGCTCCCGTAGTACAATATAGAAATGAAATGATCCTCGGCTTCGGCCAGCGTCAGTCTCTGCTCAAAGATAGCACGATCAAGGAAAGTGTTATCAAGGGCAATCAGGCGGTCTTCATGGTCGTAGACAGCTCAGGCACCGCAACTACTCGCGGAACCAATGGCCTGATCCCTGCCAGCGACAACAACAACACGCAGGTTACCGCAACCTTGGTCGAGAAACACGACCTCCGTCGGATGACCGGCTTCAATATATTCCAGTCACAGGGCAACCAGACTGAGATCATGCAGATCAACACAATGGCGGTGATCAACCGCGATTGCGATCAGGTGATCCTCACTCAGCTCGAAGCTGGTACGATCACAACGGGTGCCGCAGCTCCTGCGTCCCTGAACATGATCAACAAGGCTATGGTCTACCTGATGAACAACGGCGTCCCTTGGGATGGCAATGTGTTCGCAGTGATCTCGCCTGCATTCCTCGGTTACATGATGTCAATTTCGCAGTTCTCATCTGCGGACTTCGTTGCCATCAAGCCTGCCAATAACTTCCCGGGTTGGGATGCGATGAGCCCGAAAGCTCGTGAAGCATCCGGTCAGGGTTGGTATGAATGGATGGGCGTCAAGTGGATCGTCTCGAACCAGATTTCCGGTTTGGGCACCTCTTCCGAGCTCTGCTTCATGTACCACCGTAACGCCATCGGTCACTCGGCCAATGTTGCGGGCATGGATGCACCCATCGGATACAATGACGAGCAGAATTACAGCTGGTCGCGTTGTTCCTTGTTCCACGCAGCGGTCCTGCTTCAGAACACCGGCATTGTGCAGATGACGCACGATGGTTCTAATCTCGTCGCATCTTAACGGAGGGTCATTGATATGGCTTATGCAACAACCAACCCCCCGAGCCTTGTGTCTCAGCGCATTGGTGACGGGCCTGCTATCTGGATTTACTCATCTGCCGATGTAGACAGTGATGTGAATGCAGCAAGTTACTTCTCCGACGGCATTGCCCTTGGCATGCGCGTAGGTGACATCGTTCACGTTGTGGACACCACCACGCCGAAGACCTCGCTTCACGGCGTGGCATCGGTAACCACGACTGCGGCTACAACCGCCTTCGCTGCGGTGGCTTAACGTCTGGAGCAATCCAGTCTATAAGGATGGGGCGCAGCAACACCGCTGTGCCCCATTTTCGCAAGGAGAAGACACATGGCCAAGGCCGTAAAGAAAACATCCAACAAAGTTCCGGGCCCAGCGCCCACGGCAGTAGCTGATAAGCCTGTCATTGCAGCTGTTCCCGAGAACAAGCCTGCGGCACCGAAGTCGAAGTCAACCGGCAAGCCCACCGGGTTCCATCTGGCAGAGTTCAAGGTCAGCGAGTACACGCACTTCTGCGAGCCGAGCGACACCATCGAAGACGTCAGTCGCTTTGAGTACTGGTGTCACGTTGCAGCCCGTGTCGGGGCCATGTCCCGCATCACGGTCTTCAATCGCGTGAAGGGGTGGGAAGCCTCGTTCCGCGTGCTGGAGACGGGCAAGGGGTTCCTCAAGATCGTGCCGCTCATCTACCTTGAGTGGAAGATGCCTGCCGAGGACAGTGACGAGGCCACCCGGCTTCGCAATCTGTTCGAGATTGGAGAACGCCCGGACGGCTGGCGCGTAACGAACTCTCAGGGCGATACCGTGGCTGGTGGTCTCATCTCAAGGACTGCCGCCGAAGACTTTGTCACAGCAGCGGTGAAGTCGCTCACAACCAAAGCAGCATAAGGAGACCCGGAGATGGGCACGACAAAACTGAAGCTCTACAACAATGCGATCAGGAATTGTGAACAGACCCCCATCTCCGCTCTCACTGAGGTCGTTGAGCCTCGGCTCCGCTGTGATGACTTCTATGACGACGTGCTGGTGTGGATACTGGAGCAGCAGTTCTGGCGCTCGGCCATGCGGACTGTCCAGATCGACCTGAACGAAAGTCTCGACCCGGCATTCGCCTATGACTACGGCCACGATCTGCCAACTGACTTTGTGCGCAAGCAGGTCATCTCTTCAGACGAGTTCCTGAAGTATCCGATTGATGAGCAGATTGGCGGCTCCTCCTACCTGATGGAGGGCGGCGTCATCTGGACGAACTCCACCCCGATCTACATGCGCTATGTCTCGAACGACAGCTCCTATGGTTTGGACCTCACGGCGTGGACGGACGGCATGGCCGAGGCGTTCGGCTACGAGCTGGCCGCGCGGGTTGCTCCGTTCCTGACCGGATCGACAGAGAAGGCCAACGAGCTCCATGAAACCGCTCTGGCGAAGGCTGGCCGGGCGGGTACGTTCGACAGCTTGCAGCAGACCACAGCTCGCATCCGTGAGGGCAACTGGAGCCAGACGCGGTTCAGGGGCAGAGGAAGCAACGACAGTAGCCTGCAGCGGGGGTCGTAATGCGCGAGAAACCATACCTGTTTGCAATGAATGGTGGCGAGGTGTCACCGCTGGCCATGGCTCGTGTCGATCTGGCCCGGATGAAGATTTCGGCAGAGACCGCCCTCAATGTCACGCCGCGCGTCGTTGGCCCCATGCAGGCCCGCGCCGGTCTTGGCTATCTCGGTTCAACCGATGGCGATGCAGCATCTCGTAACATCCCGTTTATCTTCTCGGCCACAGACACCAGTCTGGTCGAGCTCTCTGACCTGAAGTTCCGCGTTCGCAATTCCGATACACTGATCTCCCGGGCCGCTGTATCCACGGTGGTGACCAATGGTGACTTCGCTGCAGCCACAGGCTGGACGCTCACTGCCTCCACGGGGGCCACCGCGTCGATAGACACTGGCGCAGGCACATTGACCCTCGCGACGGGCTACCGTGGCTCTACGACCCTTGCCAAACGGTCTGACACGGTATCTGCACCCGATGCCAGCGTCGAGCACGCCATTGAGATCACCGTGGACACGGGCCCGGTCAAGTTCCGCTGCGGTTCCACGGACGGTGGTGACGAGTACATTGCAGAGACCGAGCTCAAGGAAGGTTTTCATTCGCTGGCATTCACGCCGACGGCTGGTAGCTACTACATCGAATTTTCGTGTGAGAGCGAGGCCTCCCGGGTCATATCGAATGTTGCGATTGCTTCATCTGGCACGATGGAGATTGTCGCCCCATGGACTGCGGCGCAGCTCTTTTCTCTGAGGTACGATCAGTCGGGTGACGTGATCTTCATCACCTCGTCGGATAAGACAATGCAGCCACATCGGATCGAGCGCCGCGCTGCGACGTCATGGTCGCTGACCCCATACTATTTCACCGATGGGCCATTTCGTGAAAAGACAGCGGACATCTCACTGACACCGTCTGCCTTAACCGGGAATGGAACGCTCACAGCATCGGCTGCTTTTTTTAAGGCAGGGCACGTCGGCACAGTCTTCCGTATTAGTCATCAAAAGACCAGATGCTCCTCTGTTCTGTCTGGGGCAGACCAGTTCACTGACACCGTTCGCGTCTCTGGGAATACTAAGTACGACATCGACAGCGACGGAACCAACGAGGACACAAACGAACGTGATGTGCTTCAGGCCTTCACCGGAACGTGGGCGGGGACTGTCTCTATGCAACTGTCCGCAGATAAGGACGGGCCGTGGCGTAAAATGGAAGGCTACACTGGCGCAGGCTCCGGCACTAAGACACCCGGGACGGAGAACTCCATTGTGTACATTAGGACGGGCTTCATAGGTGATGATTACACCTCTGGTTCGGTGACGGTTGATTTGACGTATGAAGGGGGCGGGGGCGATGGGTATATCGTCATTACGGCAGTCACTAATTCAACCTCAGCCACCTATGAGGTTAT